GCACGATCTGACATTGCGTTGCTCATGGCGGTGTTGTAGCCCTGCATACGTAGTGGAGCAATTGCGTTTGCTGCCATACGGCCATACTCAGCATTAGTAACACCCTCGGCCACGCCCTGCCTTGACCCGCCAAAAGCATTTGCTCTCGTTGCAGCCGCGCCCATGTTGTTAATCGTCATTTGCCTCTGGCGCTCAATATCGTTCTGCGTGTTGTTAATTACGTTTTGCGTGTATGGGTTCATGTACGCGCCAACGTTTAACGGTTGAGACATTGCGCCCGAAACGCCGCCCATCGCGCCTTGCAAACCTCGTGACGCAGCTTGATTTACGTTAAACCCTGGCTGCGGCGGTGCGATAGGCGGGGGCGTTGTGTTAGGAGGGGGTGCTGTGTTAAGCGGGGGTATTGGTAGTGGATTTACTGGCTGTACTTGACCGCCGCCCTTTGATCCTTGGCCTGCCATTATGTTGTCACCTTTGCTGCTGCGATTTTTTCTATGTCTTTGAGGATTTTGCTGCTTATTCCCGTAATTTCTTGGAATCTACTTAGATCGCCGCCGTACTTACCCATGAAGCTATCAACGTAAGCGCCTAAATTGCCATCACGCGCAGCTTTGTCTAAAACCTTGCGAGTGTCTTTGATGCCACCTTTCCCTGTGGGCACACCTTTTTGACTTAGGCTTGCTTGGTCTGCGACTTGTGTAGTTGTTAAAGTTCCGAACTGTCTTTGCAGCGCCATTGTTTGATCTCCGGCAAGTGTGGCATTACTGTCTAACAATTCCTGACCGCCAACATTTTGTATTGCTGCATTTAACTCGCTTGCCCTTCGTTGCGCTGAGTTTTCGGATGAAGCATTCCTAGCCGTTATTTCATTTGCGAGTCTCTCTTGCGTGGCTGCACTTGTTGGGCCGAATATGCTTGATAAAACGCCGCCAGGTTGCTCGGTGTAGCCTGCTGCTGCGGCAAGGGCAGGGTCAACTTGGCCTCCGCCGTACCCCACACTTACAGTTGAACCGAACTGATTTGTTGCAGTGTCGGAAGAGCCTCGTTTGCTTGGGTCTGCGTAAGTTGAAAAGTCGTAGCCTTGGGTTGATAGACCTAAAGGAAAGTCGGACGCAGAACGTATGTCTGGCCCCTCAGTGTAAACTTCTGGATTCACCCCATAAGCCGCTTCCATTGCAGCTAAACCCTCTGCGCTTGGGTCAAGCGTGCCGACGAATTGATTGGTCAACTCGCTTTTAAATTGTGGGCCTTCGTTGTACATGCCCTCATTGTTGAGATAATTTATGTCAGGATTGTAAAACTGATACTCTTGTCCAGGCACGTTTGGTATTTCAAAACCAGTGCCTATTAAATTTGCGTTTAAGGCGTCCAAATCTGTCTGTGCAATTGCATCACCTGGATTGGCATTACTAATAGACACAACTTCTGGGTTTGGGTTTGGCCCAAAAAGGTTTGAAAAGAATGGAATAATGGGCTCTTGAAACTCTGTCGGTATGTACGGAAGCTCTGGAATATCAACGCCACCACCGCCACCGCCGCCGAAACCGCCACCGCCGTTGCCACCTCCACCACCGTTGCCGCCTCCGCCGCCTCCGCCGCCGAAACCACCGCCGCCACCGCCGTTGCCACCGCCAGTGCCCCCGCCAACAGTGCCGCCATCGCCGGGTAAAACTGGGTTCATTGGGTCGTAAGCTCCAGAAAACGGATCAATAAACATGCTGTTTATAGCGTTAAACTGGCCTGGTCGAGCCGCCGCAAATTCATTCATTGTTTGATTAAAAATAGGCGCGGCAGAGTACCCACGCACGCCGTTTGCGTATGTCGTTGGAGCGCCCATCCCGCCATAAATATCTGCGCCCATCGGAGTGCCTAAACCAAATGCATTAGCCGCTTGCGCAGTATTGCCAAACGCGTTCATTTGCATGGGTGAGAAAGCCGCGACTGTAGGCCCAAAGCTTTGCGGCACGTAACCGAGCTTGCTAACAAAGTCTGCGCGTTGCAAATTGTTCTTTGCTGCATCTTCAATGTATTGCGGTATTTCTACGCTTGTAGATGATCCACCTTTACCCATTTATATCTCCTTAACGTAGCTCGTATGCATTGGTTCCCATCCGTGTTTTGCTAATGGTTTTTTCCACCCAAAACGGCCTGTCATGTTCAATGCTGTGCATCCTTGCTGTTTTGCCCAACTTATTACATCGTCGTGCATGCTCAAAATTTCGGTGAGATCGCCACCACCAAGGAAAATATTGAGCACCTTTTTTTTCGGGTATTTTATGATCTCTGTAACTAGGCAGCTTTTCTCGGCAGGCCACAATTGCATGGTGCCGTTATGCAAGCCCTCGTAAATGTCAATTATGTCATGCGTGCCGCCAGAATAGTTTAATGCTGCTTCTATGTGAGGCTTGCACCGTTCAAACTCAGGATGCATCAAAACGCACCTCCGCTTAAAGCAACGCGCTTCCAAATATTCGTGCTTCCGTCATGGCTTGCCGTGCAGATGTAGATGTAATTCGCATCCCAACTAATTAACCCAGAGGTATCGCCGGAAGCCCCAACGCTCGACGCAGGCACCGATTGCTTAACAACAACCTCCTTAAACGCACCAGATTGGCTCACCACTGGCTTCACGGTGCTCCGATTAAACATCAGATAACCATCTTCCTTGGCCGTTTCATCGCCAACTTGCTGCACAATAGCCGATCTGGTTTGGCCTAAGTAGGTCATCAATCGTCTTGCCCAAGTTTGCCAATCATCGCCGTAGGGTTGCGGGGCTTGATACTGTGCGCTCATCTACGCCCACCAGTTGCAACATCAACGCGATTAATTCCCACACGCCAATCTGAGAGCCTCTGACCCTCGACGCGCATACGAATTTGCCGACCAGTAAATCTCACGCTTGTAGGGTTAGAAAGAGAGTAGGGGCCGTAGCTACGCTCAGTGCCATTGGGATAAAACCTAGATTTAAACACCGCGTTTACATCGCCTTGCGTTTTTTCATCAGGAATAAGCTCAGTCACGCTAACAACGTTATCACCAGTGCCAATTCTAAACGGGCCACTCTCAGCGAAAGGCGTAAGTGAACCATAGTCAAAACCCACCTCATGCTCGTAGAGTTTACGGTCATCAGCGTCGAACATCATAGGTTGACGAAACGCGCCACGGTCAACGCCTGCCGTGCGTGGCAAGTTTCCGATATACCAAGTGTTTTCCATGTAGTTAAACACGACGTATCGGTCATTCTCTGTCGAGCCATTGGAAGGGTAAAACCACCAAACTTCACCAAACATAGAGTTTGACATGCCAAACGTCTTGCTGATTTGCGCTTTGTTTATGTCGCTAAACACGTAGTCGCTCACGTCAGAATTAATCTCGCTAACGCGACCACCGCCGTAAGTAAAAAATGAATTAACGCCCATCCAGAAAGCTCCGGCGTCAACCACAACGCAAGCCTTTGGCGCGGCTAAACCGCAAGACGTACCAACCCGCTCAATGCCATAGACATATGGTGGGCCTTGGTAGTTTGCTGCGTGGGCGTCTCTAGTTGTTAGAATTAACGCTTGGCCTTGCACGTTCACGCCCGCCATAATCTGACCTGACGTGTTTAACTCTAAATCGCCCGCCTCGTTGGTTGCGGCAGGGGTCCAGGTATTATTAGCTTCGCGGTCAGACCATTGCACCTTTCGAGGGTTGCCGCCTGCGCCCAACGCAAAAAGAAAACGCTCTTGCGTTACTAGGATTGCTCGGTTGCTCGTGGGGGCGTTGCTCAACAAGGCGGCGGCAGACCCAGTGCTTAATTGCCACTCATATATTTTGCCGTCATCAGAATTATTGGCAAGTAAGAACTCACCAAAAGGCTGCAAGTGCCAAGTTGTTGCCGGGTCAATTCTCGCAAAGTCTGGCCGTGCAATACCGTAACTATAACTGCCGTAAAAACTACCGCCGTAGCCAGTAAATGCGTTGGCGTCTTCCCTGCCTGCCGTTAAGCCGGAAGGTGTAATGTCATGCTGTATGCCTGCTTCGGTGTATGCATAAAGCTTGTTGTAGCTTCCGGCAGCAATAAAACGTGTGTTGTTGTTGGTAATCCAGGTCAACATGCCACGCACCTTTGCCGCGCTTGCCGTGTTTGATCTTTTACGCCAACCGCCGACTGGACGCATAACGCCGTCGTGCCACCGCACCAGGTTTGCGTCTCTCCATCTTCCCGTACTTTGCAAATCGGTGCCGTTGCGATAAACGCCTGCCGGGATATTCAAGTCAATTAATGACATGCACGCCTCAAAAATGCTACGCCTTTACATTATCACAGAAGCTTTAAAACCCAAAAAAAGGACGCCGATCCGACGCCCCTTTAGTGTTTGGTACTTGTATTACTCAGCCGCTACCTCTTGCGGTAATTCAGCCTTTAGCCTACCCAAGAAAAACTCCTTGCCGCCTTGTAACTGCGTTAAGTTAAACTGTGTGCTTGCTATCTTTTGATCCAGTGAACCCAAATGATTAATGCAAGCCTTTGCCTCGTCTGATAGTTGATCTTCGGTATATTCAATATCGTCAATCGTGATGACCTTTTTTTCTTCAGTCATGTTGATCTCCTTTCTAAGTTATGCGGCCCAAGGTGTTCCTGAGCCTGTGGTTGGTGTTTTCTGAGTTGCAATATTATCAGCAAGAGCCGCTTCAGTCGTATCCTTGTCTAATGCAGCTTGCACCCAAGCTATGCAGTTTGCCTCAGTTACGCTGTCGTAAGCTATAAACCCATCTGCGCTTGCATCTGGCTCATGGCCTGTTGTGCCGTAGCTAGACGCTGAATGATCGCCATCAACGCCAGTGCAGCGCCAGTGGATAACAGTGATGCCACCGTCTGATAGATTGCGTTCTACGGTGGGGATCGTCCAAGTGTAAGTGATTGCCATGCGTTATGCTCCTTCTAAGGCTGTGATACGTGCTTCTAGTTCTTGAATAGTTTTAACAAGCAGTGGTACTAATTTTGCTTGATC